GATATAAATAAGCCCGTAAACCAAGGGTTAACCGCTCAAAAAGTAGGCACAAAAAAGCCCGATCCAGCGTTAGCCAGACCGGGCGGTGGTTTATTCGAGGTTAAGATCTTTGAATCTCAAAAGATACGTAGCCCTCATATATTAGGCCGGTCGCCACTGCTCGACGATCATCAATCGACATTGCATCGAACTTGGCGCGGTTGCTATCGCTCAGCCCTTCCCAGATTTGAGCACATAATTCGTCAAGCTTGGCGTTTTGATCACCTTCGATCCAATCCTGACACTTCTTGCAAATACCAAAGTAAGACCCCTGATCTTGATCCTGGTATCCTTTCCATTTATGAAAGTAATTTCCGCAACATGAGCACTTAAGCATGGTAGTCACCTTGTAGGATCCTTAAATGCCTAGATCGGCTTTTCAACGTCACCTGATGACCTGTGACCTCATGGACCACATGTGGTCGGTTATCTCTGTCGTTCTTCTTCCCGTCGCACAGACCGCACCTATCACAAGTCATAGTGTTGATGTCTTTGGGGTTATACGGGCACAGGGTTGCCGGTAGGCCTTTTTTCTTCAGCCGATTAACCGTCAATTCGCCTTCACCGGTAGGGACCACAAGAAACGAGCGCCAACCTAGGTCGGCAGCGTGGATCGCATCCTCGATGGTTTCTACCGATGCCATACTTACTTGAGAGTGATACGGTGTACACCGTAACCATTCATGGTCGTAGCTTAACCACTTGCGCCCAAGTGATAACAGTTCACGCCATACCTCAAACCAGGGAACCCCTGAAGGGTTGCCGTATGCGCCTAGCCTCCACCGCATATACCGAGGAACCAAGGCGTCAAACTGTCGGATCGTCGCTCGGGGATATTTCCCTGCTATCAATTCTTTATAAACGGTCTGCAGAAATCTACCGTCAACGTAACACATCTGCTTATTCTCAACGGTGGTCTTTATGGGGCAATCCCCACAGATGCTAAAATCTGCCCCGGTTCTTCGGGCAATCGCGGGTTCGATGTCCGCTCTTAAGGTCAACATCTGCGAACATTGGCCGATCTTCCTGTTGTCTGTTTTTTTGAGCCCGATTAGGGCTATATCTTCACCATCGAACAAGCTCCTACCCTGCCAGAGTAAAAGCCCGTTTGCTCTTTGTTGTCTTATTGTTGTCTTCAATTTGATTAGCCTCCTAAAGCGATTGCGCATCCCCTAAGGAGGGTTAGCGCCAAGAAAAGAGTGATGAGGAATTCGTCCCAGGTCACGATTGATCGCCCTCTTCAGGCCTTAGGCGTTTATGAGGGAAAGTCTGCTTAAAGTTTCCTGCGGTAACAGTCCGAAAAGTGCACACATCGTCAATAAAGTCTGATCGGAGTCTCTCCATCGCTGCAGACGCACAACGACCAGAACAGAAGCCTAAGCCCTTGGACTCTTTATTCATCGAGAGGCCACAAGCTTTAGGGATGACAAGAACGGATCTCTTAGTGTCCATCACCTTTTTACATGCCCTAATCGGACAGAAGATCCGATTTTGGATCTGATCAAGTAAGGTAACGAGATCTAAAAGGTCTCGCTGATGGTCTTTGTCATCCGTTTGCATCGCTGCAGCTGTTAAAGTTTCTAATTTCATCGTTTTAGCCTCCTAAAGCTGAATTGGGCCTTGATTAACCCCAAAAGCCCCCGATCTAGCGATTGCCAGATCGGAGGCTTTAAGAGTGATCAAGACTCAAGACGATCCGATGCCATCAGGATCAATACCTATTACATAGTCGAATCGAGCGTTAGGTCTGGGGATCTGAAGCTCTACCCAACCCGTGCCAAGATAGAACGGATTAAGGATTGCTGTGCACTCTTCGATCTTGACGTTGAATCCTTTCATGAGCTGCTGGATCTTTGTTTTCTGCTTGTCTGTCAAAGTCGACAGATCTTGCTTATTGCTGCTGATCATTGTGGGTTTGTTTTGTTTTGGTTCATTCATAGGGGGAAGATAAGCCTATTTCCTTCTTTTTGCAAACTGGAAAAGTCTAACACCAGGACAAGCAAGAAAAGAACCAAGCAAACTAGGCGGTTATCAGAAGCGCTTGAAAGGTGTTCTAGTGGATTACTGGCAAGTTTTCAGGGGATGGCAGGGGATGAAGGTTCAGGGGATTAGAAGGGATTCTAGGGACTTGGGGTTAGTTAGTTGGTGTGGATGGGTAAGCCCGGTTAATTTATTGCGTGCGATGCAAGGCAGATTGCAACCTAAATTGCAGACGATTGACGCTATGCAAGGCAGATTGCGAGTGATAACAAGCGCTTATCCTGCCACTTGACGCGATACGCATCAAAGCGCATCATGTATGTGTGAGTAATTCCAGTGACTTAGACAAAAGGCTGACACTTTGGGAAGGTGCCAGCACAGCAAAGACCCCCCAGTACCCCCAGGGGACACAAAAAAGCAAACCCCACCATCCCCGATTCCCTATAATAAGGGACCCCGATACAGACCCTGTACCCAAACCTCTCGGACCCAGGAACTTAGATCGCCGCAAACTAGCCCTAGAGCGAATTACCCACCCCCAGTACCGTAACCAGTCCATGCGTGAGTTCCATCCGGTTCCACGTGAAACACCAAAAACCTATAAGGAGTGGTATGCCCCAGAGCTAAGCCCCCTAGACTGCGTATATTCCGTAAAAAAGCGCAGCAAAACATCGACTTGCACAGTTACGCATACACCAACATCTCTGTCTACAACCTGTACTGTTCGGGGCAGTACCCGGTATGCCCTAAAAAAGGCAGAGTTCCGTTTAGCTCAGCTAATAAAACTACGTCAAATTGAGATAGCAGCAGAAGAGTGCGACGTTATCTGGATGCACGAGGTTCGTGACCGTATCAACGAGCGAAAGCGCCGAGTTCTGACAGATTCTTGGTGAAAAAGCAAAGAGCTATCCCCTTAGAAAAATGAATGAACGAAAACGAAGGGGATAGCGAAGGGTGCAATGCTTTAGGAGGCACAATCGACCCGCAGCAACCCTAGCAGACGGTTGCCAGTCTTACAAGAGTGTGTGTTATGGTGCAGATATGGCAAACGAACTTGATATGTTGAACCTCCCTATGATGCCTGTGCCTCAAACGCAGCATCTTTCCCCGTTTCAGTCTGCGCTGCAGTATTACCAGCGGAACATTAGTCCGGATGCGTTTGCTCAGCCGCTTCAGGTAGACCCTGTGGCAATGTGGCGCCAGATGACACCCCAGCAAAGAGTTGATGCAGGGCTTGATCCGGCGATTCCTCCCTTGAGCCCTGTGGCAAGTCTGCCTCCTTTGGGGGGAATGGAGCCTCCTGGAGCGAGAGCAGCAAAAGGAGTAATGGGAGCGATCCGCAATATGCCGAAAGCGGATAGATGGGCTGCGATTGCTAGAGGGATGAGGAGGCCTCGCCTCGGAGAAAGGGCTGCCGAGACAAAGTCTTTAGTAAGGCAGGGTCCAATGGACATGGCTACACGGCAAACGGGAGGTCCTTTAGCTGTTACGCCAAAAGGCGGATCTATAGCGACAATCCCTGGTGGTGGAGCTGTGGGAAGATCCCCCGGTGGCGCTCTGGTGAAAGCAGGCCCCACAGGGGTTGGGCGACAAATGCCTGGTCTAGGCGGTTCGGCGACTCCTCCTGGTCCCTCGGTGCGTACCGGGTTCCCGCCGCAATCGTCTGCTTTGACAAGAGGCGGCCCAGTTATTGATGTTACGCCTAAAGCGCCATTCCCATGGGCGCCTCTCGCAATGGGCGGTTTGCCGGTAGCAGGCGGTTTGGCCGCTCATTACATGACAAGACCTGATCAGCCTGTGCCTTCTACTTTGCCTGGTTATCAACCTGAAGGAGGGTCTTTTAGCAGTATTCCGACAATACCGGATACGACGCCAACAACAGCAAGAGGAGCAGCCGCAAGAAGCATGGTCGAGCAAGCAGCGGCAACCCCGGCAGCAAAATCGCCTTCAGCGTCAGCTACGGCGCCAGCGATGTCTCCATCTGCAGCAATGGGCGGCTATCGAGTGAAAAAAGGAGACACACTCTCCGATGCGGTAGTTGCGGACATGCTTGCGCGAGGCATCAATAACCCGTCGATTCAAGATGTAGAAAAAGCGTACAAAGCCCTTCAAAAGAGAATCGGCCTCGAGGACGCGAAAAAACTAAAAATAGGCACAATGCTTCCCGGCCTTTCTGAGGATATTAGCCCTCAGGGGCAGTGGAAGAAAATGTTCGGTGGCGCGAAACCGAAAAAAGATATGTCGCCTATGGGTTCCTCGGTGCCTAAGTTTGAGCCTGCGTCGATTTCTGAGACAGGCGCTATGCGCACTGGGCTAAGCGGTTCTGCGTCAGACAGGAAAAATCAAATGACCTGGATGAACCAAGCGCTTGCAGATAGCGCGGCAGCGAGGAAACCAGCGCGAGATATTGTAGGCGCGATGAGTGCGGACATTGCTTCGCTTGGACGGGATGAGGATGAGGACGAGCTAGGGCCTTACATTGCTGAAGAAGGAAGAATGCCTAAGCTGGCCACCCGAGGAAAAAAGGAGCCGCAAAAAATGGCGCGTGGTGGTGGTGTTTTCGGCGGCATCCCAGGCAAAGACTCGGTGCCAATGCTAGGTAAACAGGGAGAATACGTGCTTCCCACTGACGTAGTGAGCGCAATTCAGACCGGTGCGCCACCACCCAGCAATGAGCCCTTTGTGGAGCTGTTCCGAAACTGGAACCCTAAAACAGAAGAAGGGAAGCGTTATCAGCGCGAGCTCGGAGCGGCGCTAGCAGGAAAAAGCCCTGACATGGTGAAGGCCGCAAAGAACAACGAATATCGCTATGGCGGCATGGTGAGATCAGCAAACAGGGGTGCAGACGAGCCGTTTCGGAAAAAAGGAGACTGGAGCCCCTCCGCCAGGCGTCGTTCGGTAAGCGAATCGGCCTTTAGTCGCCCGACTCTGCACCCTGGGGTTCCTCGCTCCACTAAGCCTCGCTCTGCGAAGGGCAAACAAGAAGCGTTGCGCCGAGCTGCAGGCTCAATCGTTGGAGGCTACGCAGCAGGTCGGAGGCGTTAGGTAGTTAATTGCCTAAGGCGAAAAAGACAAAGGTACAACCGCATGACCCTGATGTAGAGCGCGGATTCATCGAGGACAAGGCTCTCGCAATGGAGAAGCTCATTCTTGTCGAACATCGCGACAAAAAGGGCGAGCTTATTCCGCTAAGGCTAAACAGTTGTCAAAAAAGGCTTCATGAGTTGTTTGAAAACGCAAGAGCGTTTCGGGTCGCAAAAAACATGCTCCTTTCGCCGGACAAAAACCGCATCGCTAAAGCGATAGGCATAAGCCCCAAGCAGAAGTTTTCGACACTGGTAAGGAAGATTAGCGCACGAAACATTGATGTGCTCCTGCATGAGTTCAAGGAGAAAGAGCCAGAACTAGAGCTTTCAGATGGCCCGGTGCGCATTGTTATTACTAAGTGTCGCCGCGCAGGTGTGAGTTCGTACATTGGCGCCAGATTTTATCTGGAGGCGAATTTTACGCCAAACATGAGCGTACTGGTAATGGCGCATCGTGGTGCAAACGCAAGGCGCGTGTTCAAGTATACGCAGGATTTTTACAATTACTGGTCGCCTGAATACGATAAGTACAGAAAGGTTGCGCAATACAAAAACAGAACTGAAGGCTACACGTGGGAGCACAACTCAAGATACGTAGTTGCGAGTGCCGGTGGAGATAACTCTGCGCGTGGTGATCAGTTTGACTTGATGCACCTGTCGGAAAGCGCGTTTTTTGAAAGCTATGCAGAGGTAAATAGCGCGCTAACTGCTGCGCCAAAATACTGCACGGTAATTGAAGAGAGCACCGGCAATGGTCCTGCGGGTGGTTTTTATGAGCGATGGAACAAAGCGCTTAGCATTGAAGACATTATTGCCGCGCACGATCAGCAAGAAGCGAGTGTTATCCAAGGATGGAATGGCTACTTTCGGTTCTTCTATTCTTGGCTAGAAGACCCTGCGTATAGAGAACAGGTATTTGACTGGGAACGGCAGCACATAACAGATACGCTCGATGCAGACGAGAAAGCGCTCCTCGAGGCCTTTCCGGATATAACGCTTGAGCAAATAAAGTGGCGCCGGACAAAGATTGAAAACGACTGCCAAGCAAACGAACAAGGCCTTCCGCCTGAATTGTTTTTTGCGCAAGAGTTTCCGGCGACTGCAGCGGAATCGTTTCAGTCAACGTCATCCAAATGGTTTTCACAGCGCAAACTGCAGCGCATGGCACTTCACGCAAAAAGCCGCAAACCTGAGGCGTGTATACGGATGGATCCAAACGAGGACCCAAAAAAGGTCCATGCCGGAATGGAGAACCTCACGGTTTGGCAAAAGCCAAAGGCCGGGCACAGCTATGTTATCGGCGCCGATGTTGCGCAAGGCTTAAAGCGCGGAGACTGGTCAGTCGCGATTGTGTTTGATCGAACCGACGGCACTCAGGCAGTGGAAGCTGCGATGCTGAGAATCAAGGTCCCGGCGCCCGCGTTTGGGGAGATGCTTTGCACATTAGCTGAGTGGTATAATGACGCCTATCTAGTTCCAGAGGCGAACGGCCCAGGTCTGTCGGCTTGCACACGGGTGATTGAAAACCGTTACCCGCATATTTATCATCGCAGAACTATGGATATGGTGAAGGGGCGCGTTTCAGATCCAAACACGTTCCGGTTTGGGTTTTTGGTGACATCCTCAACAAAGACAAGAATTCTTGCGGATACACAGGAGGCAATTCGCACTGAGGCGCTGGTTTTCTTTAGTGAAAGCATAATCAAAGAACATATGTCATTTGAGAGCAATGACGGCAAAATGCAGGCGCCTTCTGGCGAGCACGATGACTGCGTGATGGCTGCAGCGGTAGGGTATTTCGGGCATATCAAAGCCGCACCCCCGGTAGACAGAAAAGCTCAGAGGGTCGCCGCACAGACTGTAACGGTAAAAGAAAAGCATAATGACGACATCTGGGAAGCGATTATGGCAAAGATCTGCTATGACCAAAAAACCAAGAAAAAAGGGGAAAGACGAGCCTCGATCAGGAACAGGCGACGATAGTCGCCATGATCGGGGGTTGTGTGGTACGGTCTGAAGCATGATTGGCGCGTGGATTTTAGCTGCAGTAGGGTTTGTTTGTATGGTTGGTACTGCGACCGCAGCCCTGCATTGGCTTCTAAAGGGCCATCGAGAAACAGTAGAGCTTCTCGTAAAGAACAATCAAGCTGTTGCGGAGACATTCAAAGGCCTGAGTGACGACTATCTTGAGCATCTCAAAAATGCCGCGCCGATTGGCGGGCTGCCGCGAGATCTATGGATGGAGCAGCACGATCTAAAGAAGAAAGAACACAGTCTTCGCGAAAGACAGCTTGAAATCGAGACTCCGCTAAGACGCGCTGCGTTAGAGCAAAAGCTAATGAGAGGCGGCAAACTCAACAGCGCAAGCCGTTTAGTGACCAACCCGGAGAGCTAAAAAATGTCTAAGCCTAAAAAGCTAACTAAGAAGCGCGCAGAGGAAATGCTTTCTGAGGCGCAAGGCTTGTTCGATGACGCTGTAACATCTATCTCTCAGCGCGCCCCATATCTCATCGAAAACATGGCTTTTTATCGCGGAATGCAGTGGGGTACGGCGTCTCCACTTGGCTGGGTGCAGGATGATTACGATATTGATGAAGCGCGAGAGGTTATCAATTATATCCGCCCTACAGTCCGCACAGCGGTGGCAGACGTTTTGCGCAGTCTTCCTAATCCAGAGATTGTTCCGGTAAATTCTGACCAGAAATCTTTAGCGCGTGCAGAGGCAAGTCAAAAGCTCGTGCGATCCTTTCTTCGTAACGGCGTGATAAATTTCGAGAGTTTGATGCGTTGCGAGACAGCCGCTCAGATCCACGGCGCCGCGTATTATAAGATCATTTGGGATCCATCAAAAGGCGAGTATGATGAATTCCCCTTGATTGACCCCGAAACCGGGCTGCCAGATACGGATGAATTTGAAATGCCGCGCATGGAACGACGCGCAGAGGGTGAAATATCTGTACAATTTGTAGACATTATTAGCGCGCTGGCTGACCCACACGCAAAAACTGAGGAAGAAATCCAGCATATTTTTCATCGAAAGCTCCTGCCCATCCGAATCCTAGACGACAAGTTTCCGTTAGATCATTTCGGCAAAAGCACAAAAGGACGCTGGATGGCTGGAAAACAAGAGTCGAGTATGCACGCCTCGGAGATCATAGAAAACGATGGTCGAAGTTTTGACATTCCGGCAGCAGCAGGACAGGCAACAAACGCTGACTCGAACCAGCTTGCAGAGGTTGTCGAGTTTTGGCAAAAGCCGTGCAATCAATATCCTGCGGGCCGCATTATTATGTACAGCGGACCTGTTATTATCGCTATTGGCCCCTTGCCTTACGGGTGGCCCTGGGTTCTTCGGTTAGGACAAAACGTGTTGCCTAATGGCTTATACCCGGACGGAGTTGTCAAAGACATCATTCCTATCCAAAGATCGATAAACCTAAGCGCAAGCAAAAGAAAAGAGTGGGTAGACAAGGTTTTGTCTCCGCCTCTCCTTGTGCCGTATGGCAGCGGAATCAATTCGGACATGTTTAGCGATATGGCGGGAGAGCTCATTGAGTACAATCCCGGCGCCAGGCCAGAATGGATGCGTGTACCCGACATCCCTTCGTCGATGTTCAATTATGAGGATATGGCCGTAGGCACGTTGCAAACTATTTCGACCTACGGAGAAATCAACCGTGGTGAGCCACCTAAAGGGTACGACTCTGGGCGTGCGCTGAGTTATTTGTATGAGTTCTCTAAAGCAATTCACGAGCCAGAAGTGCATCTGTTTAAAAGAGACATCGCAAGAGTTCTTCAAAAGTGCTTGATGCTTGCGCGAGATTTCTACGAAGAAGGACGCACAGTGCGCATCTTTGGAGAAAACAAGCGCTGGATGACAAGACCGTTCAAGCAAGACGACTATGATTTTGAAAACACGGTAATAGTAGAAGCGTTTAGTGGCGCCCCCAACAGTCGTGCTCTTCGGTTTGCAGAGGCAATGGAGCTGTTCCAGTTAGGCGCGTTTGACCCTGATAATCCTTCAGCTAAGGCTTTGAGGCAGGTTCTTGAGGTCGATTACGAAGATTCAACAACACGGCACAAGCTAGAGAATCACTACTCTCGCGCACGGTCAGAAAATGAAGCGATTTTAGATGATCCGTTCTTCGAGCCAGAGCTTCTTGATCAGGATAATCATGATGTGCATCAAGAAACTCATGCTGAGTTTGCCGTGACACCAGAGTTTTTAGCTCTTCCAGAGGCTGCAAAAGAGCGATTCCGAAAGCACCTTGAAGAGCATGAGATGATTCTTTCTCAGCAGACCGAGGCGTTTGCGACCGAAAGTCAGATGTTAGCAGGCAACGCGCAGTCTGCGTTGGGCGAGCCTCCCCCTCCTAAGTCTCCTGAGCTACCTAGCCCAAGAGACGGTGGTGGTGGCGCTTATGGAGATCTAATGAGCGCAGAACAACCAGAAGAACCTCTTCCTCCTCCAGAAGAGGTCGCAGCACCCCTGCTCTAAGGGGCATCGTTTGACAGATGAGGAACATAAGGTAGTATTTGAACATGAGCGACAACAACCTAAGAGATGAGATGGCACAAATAGACCAAAAGCTATTTGGAGAAAACCCTGAGCCCATTGAGGCGCCCCAGCCCGCAGAGGCCGTACAGCAGCCACAGGCAATCCAAACAGAAGGTGGCTCTTCCTTGAGCGATCTTTTTGCAGCAGCAGGACTGCAGGCACCGGCAACGGCGCAGCCGCAACCAGCCCCAACGCCTCAGCCCACCGAAGAGCTTGCGGGAGGAGAAGAGCCCAGCCAGCAAGACATGATGCAGGCGTACATGGCTCAGCAGCAAGAGCTCAATCAGCAACTCGCCGTTCAGCAGCAGCAATATCAGCAAGCGCTGTATGCGCAGCAGCAACAAGCGTATCAGCCAGAGCAACCTGCTTTGCCAAACATGAACGACCCAAGAGAACTGTCAGAGATGATGACGAGCGTAGGGCTCGACCCAACGTCAGCAACCGATGTGTACATGTTCAGATCTGACATGGAGCGCAGGCAAATGCAGGGTCAGTATCAAGATCAGATTGCTCAAATGCAGCAGTACATAAACCATATGCACAGTCAGCAGGTTCAAGCTCAAAGCGAAGCAACTCTCGGGCCGCAGATTGATGCGACTCTTGCAGTGTACGGAGAAATCCCGTCAGAGGTTGCGACATCTATAAAGCATCAAGCGGCAACAATTCTTTCAGAAAACCTAAATAATGCTACGGAGGCACAAGCGATTCAATGGGCAATGGAGCCCTATCTTCCGTTGCTGAAGATGGTTAAGGGAGCAGCGCCCGCGCAGGCGCCTGTCGCACAACAGCCTTCGGCTGCAAAACCAAACGCAAACGCGCAAGCTGTCTTGGCAGCGGCTCTCAGTGGTGGGAGTAGTGGGCACGGTCCTAGTGTAGAGGACATGTCGATAGAAGACTTCGAGAGAGCACTCTTTCGGAACAACTAATAAGGAAAGAACAGCATGGTATCTTATGCAGGAATTAATGAGGTTTCCGTAGGCTCCGGACAGTCCAGAAGCGCTTACGCAAATCTTCTAAAGTATCACTACGGGCCACGATGGGACGCATGGCTTCATACAGAAGCCCTCATCGCGGACAAGATCGCGAAAAAGAAAGGCACAATGGGAGGCATTAGTAGAGTCTCCGCTTTGACGCTCAGCTTGCCTCAATCTGCAGGCATGAGCTCGGGAGAAGGCTATTACCTTCCAGAGCCAACCACGGGAACACACGTCAATCCGCGTATTGTTGCGCGAGACATGTATACTCGCTTGCGATGGTCAGGACAGTCTCAACGCGCTGCACGAGCAGGTGATAAGGCTGCCTGGGCGCGACCCAAGCAGAATGACGTTGAAGATGCGCGTACACAGTCTACCCTTAACTACGCCAGAAAGCTGTACCTCGGTTATTACGATGTATTGGGCGTTGTGAAATCAAACGTAGAGCCAACGGCAACACTGTATGGACGAGAGGATCGAAACAGCGGTGCTACGACGGCGGGCAATTATTACAAATTCGGCACCCATTATCTTCGTGAGAACATGGTTATTGGCTTTGTTGACTCAACCAGCGGCCCTGGCGGTGTCCCTCTGTACAATAACAATGACTCGCAAAACATGGTTAAGATTGCATCTGTAGGAGGCAGCTTAGCTTCTCCGACAATTACGCATCAAACCGGTGCCGTGGCGTCGGGCGGAAAAGCGCTTAGTTCTATTTTGACAGGCGATGACGCGATTGCAGATGGAGACTTCATTGTTCCTTATGCGTCACGGCAAGACGGCGCCTCGTATACAGCGGACGGGACGTTCGACACCAACTTCTTCACCTTCAATGGCGTAGGTTCTGTCGTTCTTCCTTCTTCGCATTACTCGCACTTGTACGGTCTAAGCAAAGCAACCTACTCAAAGCTAGGCGGCGTTTTTGATCACGGCAGCGAAAGCGCTCGTGAGATGAAAGAGATGCGGCTCACGTACATGATTCACAGGATTCGTAACGAAGGCTCTGGAGGTTCACCTACGGTAGCAATGCTTCATGACTCAATGATGAGAGAAATCATCAAGGTCAACGAGGATAATCGTCGATTCGCTCCTGTCCAACAAGGGAAGCACGGTTACGGGCAAATGGTTCACATGGCTGGATCAACACTTGTTCCTTACGTTGAAGATTGGCTATGCCCTCCAGGGCAGGTTGTTGCTCTCGATGAAAGCTCCTGGGGTTGGTACTCAGAAAGTGATCTGGCGCCATTGGACGACCCGCAAGTTCGGTTCATCCCGAACTACGATCAATCTGAGCAGATCTGGCATAAGTCAGGCAACACAGAATGCAGGAAGCCTCACAATAACGGGATCTTGGACGATCTCGAATTTGATCTAGACGACGTACCGGACGCAGGCTAGAGAAGGAGAAAACTTTGGGACGCCCGAAACATCTTGGTAAAAGAGCCACGAAGACGGTGGATGTTGATCTCGAGGGAGCTTGGGATCCAGACACCGGTATGCAGTGGTGCAAGAAATACTTTCTGTATCCCGAAGTTTTCCGTCTCCGGTTTGATCCGGACGCGATAGCAAAAAGCCCCCCTCTACCAGTGGGTGTTAAGTGTGTATTTGAAGACGTATTTGGCGAGCTCGCTAAAAACGGAACACTGAAGATCGCACTGCACCCCTGGTTCAAGAGGTGGTGTTTGTTTGAATTTGTTCCAAACCCCAAGATGGGTCTTGCGGGATGGCACTGTATTCAGATTTTTCATGACTTCGACAGTCAAAAAGAGGGTTATCTTCCTGAAGATATAAACTTTGAAGATAAGCGCGCAGAGGAGCTAAGAGGCCAGGTTGGGGACTACATTCCCCCCAATAGGCAGTCAATAGAGTTTGTGAAGGCGCGTTGCGACACCCATCGCCTTACGCCCGATGAAATATTCAATTTTGTGGTTAGCCGAAGAACTGACGCAAAAAAAGAAAACGCGAGAGTCGAGGGAGATTTTCTTCACGATTTTCACAGCTACTATTACAACCACATTAGAGACGTGGCTAACATCGAGGAAGGTTGCGCAAGCCGCTCAATGCAGTGCAACCAGACATCCCTTGAAGAGCTTGACAAGAGAAAATGGGAAAGAGAACGCTCTCATATTGTTGAATTTGAAGGCGTAAAGCATCGCGTCAAAAAAGGCAGCCGTCACGAGCAGTGGCTGTTTGACAAAATTGCGGCCAGAAACCAAGAAAAAGAAGACGCGCAAAATAAACTTATTGAGCACTCATACGTAGTAGAAAAAGAGCTTGATAGACGGAACATGCTGCAGCAGGCAAAACGACTGAGGCTTGGTATGCCTGCCGCGAAACCAAACCATAACGGGAAAACAATGTAATGGCTGCGTCGAGAAAAAGCGCAGAGACGTTATCCAGCCTACGCTCGCGAGTGCTCAGAGAGGTAGGCGATCCGGATGGAGACAGGTGGAACGCAGACGGCGCGTACACTGATGTTGACGAAGCAATAAACAATCAGCTTGTCGAGATGGGCAACCAGATGGCTGCGTCATTTCCTGGCGAGGCTTTGTTGCGCGCATCTTTCTCGTACAGCGAAGACAGTGCCCCAGTAGAAATGCCTTCCTCGATTGGCGCCGAGTCAATCTATAAGGTGGAAGACGTTTCGTCCGCGAATCTACCTATAAACATCGAGTACATTTCCCCTCTTGCCGTGGAAGACTATGACCCCGGCGAAGTGTTTGGGAGCTACTACAAGTTTCGGTATACGCTTTTAGGGCCTTCGGGCACAGATGTGGATGCTTATCGTATCCAGCTCTACCCGAAAGCAACCGGCTCAATGACGCTTCGAGTAAGCTATATTGACGCCCCATTTGTAATATCCGCATCAGGCGATGAGGCACCTATGTCGCCCAGGTGGACAGAAACGATTGCGCTCGGCGCCGCACTAAAACTGCTTAGGCGTGACGGGGAAGCTACGGATATTCAAATTATGCAGTATCAAAATCTTTGGGGTGCGTTTGTCACCCAGAGCCAGCGGCAGCGCGGGCCAAAAAGAATAAGAAAAAGAAGGAGAGGTATGTAATGCCACAAGTTTGTCACGACTCTGATCGACCATTTATTTTCTCTTACGGCGGAAGGCCGTACATTATTCCCCCGTCGCACGGCGGAAAGTGGAAAGTCGTTTATGAGCGACAAAGAGACAAGAACGGGAAGATGCAAACCAGAACGCTTGCGAAAAAAACAGGCGATAGCAAAAGAACGTATATTGATATTCCTGACGAAGCATGGCGTCAGCTTCAAGACGGCGAGCATATATCGCGCCACAAGGGGAAAGTGCGCATTCTAAAGGATGTGCAGACCCAAATGGAAGCAGAGATGGAAGAGCTTAGAAGGCAAAAAGAGCAGCTTTTAGCAGACCAGCAAGAGTTCTCAGCCCGACTAGCGATTGCGTCATCAGAAGAAACCAAACCCAAGAAAAGGACGAGAGGATAAATGAATGCGCGGCTACGTTTCGGTTCCGATGCCATCGCTATCTGGCGGCATCAATCGCTTTGAGAGAGAGGCTCAGCCTAACCAGGCTGTGTCCGCCGAAAACGTAGTCAACCTCGATGGAGAGCTCCAGCGCAGAGAGTCATTTACCACAATAGCCTGCGGTGCGCCGCATCATCATCCCAAAGGGGCGGTTTTCGTTGCCACCGATAACGGCAGCGGGGGAAACTTCGCGGAAGCAAGGGACGGGACGGGCACTTTTTCAAGCACAAATATACGCCGATTTTTTATTGGCGCGTATGACAAGTTTGATGGCGTTGATTGGGGGATTGTAACCGCTTCTCCTTCTGGCGGGCCAGTAGGAAACAGCACTGTGTCTCTTAAGGTCTATTATTCAACCAAGTCAGGGGCGAGTCTTACCTGGACTGAGGTGGGTTATTTCAAGGACACGACGACAGAGCGAAGAGGTAATTACATGTCCTCGCTTTGTAAAGACGGGCAAATAACTTTTCATTCTGAGAAACTTTCTGGATGGGAGTCCTGGGCGCCAAGTGCAATCGATGACGGGGGCTCAATGACGCTGGATACTCTTTATTGGGTGCGCCTCGATGTCTGGGACAATTCCGCAAACGCATCAACCTATCTAACTGACGGCAGTGGGAACGCGCTAACATTGTCCCAGCCGGGGATTCGAGTCTTTGAGCTCAATCCAGTAAACGGGATTTTTCCCGTAAGGCTTGGCGACCGCAACGTCACGGTTGTCTGCAACGATAGACAGATCTCTGGAGGCGCAACCAAGCGCAGGCCACATGAGCCGGGAGCGCAGATAGGTGTCATCACAAACGAAAACGAGCCCACTCGACTGCAGCAACTGGTAGAGGACGAGGGCGCAGGCGTCTACGGGGCGATAACCTGGCCGGAGTTTACAACCAGCGGCAGTACGGCTGGAAGCGCGTCTACAAATAAGCACGGAAACCCAAGCAAACTGCGGAAAAACATTACCGATTATAGTTGGACATTTGACTCCGGCAGTCAGGAGCCAAAGTACGGGCAATTCAGAGGCGGGGTGATCGCTGAGAGCCTTGTCCCTCAAACCACTTATTCTGCTTCAAAGATAAAGTTACTCAAAAGCGCGGTTCCTACGGGATACAAAGAGCTAGAGCATTGCAGGCTTCGCATTACGGCTGTCTCGGGCAGCGGCAATACAGTGGGGCACGAAAGAGAGATAGCTAGAATTACAACCGACTCGACGTATGCTTACCTGGATGTTTACGATGCGTTCGATAACACGCCCAACGCTAACGAAAGATTCGCGATAACACAGCCTCACGCTCGGGCCATCATCAACGAAGAGGATTACGAGGTCCACCAGCATGATTCGACCAACGGTGCGCATGAGATAGTTTTAGTCAACGGAGGCTCAACGGCAGGCAAGTATGCGCGATCTCCCAGCAGCGCGATTACGAGCAAGCCGGTAAACTGGGAACTTTCAAGGGAGCTCCGATGGTCAATGAAGGCAGGCTTCAAGTACACAGGAGTTTATGCCCGACTATTCAAGCGCTTGTTTTTGACGAACGGCAAGGGTTCGATTCTTGAGTATGACGGCAAACGCACACGCATAATGCCTGCGGACACAACAAGCGAGTTTGTAAAAAGAATTGCAGGAGAGATAGCCGAAAAAGGAGACACCGAAGAGACGGACTTCTCTCTTTTTGTGGGGAACCAGTTTAGCACCGTCGTTCCAAAGGGACGGTACATATGCGACTACAAGGGACATCTCATTGTGGCCGACCCAGACACAAACATTGTCCACTGGAGTTGGCTGTTGGCGCCGTATATATGGCCGCTTGCGAACAGGACTCAAATACAAGACAGCTTTAATAACAGAATTACCGGCATGACTACTCTGAACGAAAAACTAGTCGTGTTTACAGCAACCCAGATTTTTGATTGCGGGCCTTTCAACGCTGACGGGAAGCTGTTTGTTCGGCCAGCAAGCCAGGGAATTGGTTTTGTTTCTCACTGGTCCGCGCAAAGAATATCCATGAACGGGCAAACCGTTCTTCTCGGCGTGGCTTCAGACGGGGTGTACGCTTACAACGGCCACGAGCCGGTTGCTGTGCTGGATGACTGGAGTCGTGTTCTTGAGGGCGGCGTAAATCAGTCAAAAATCCACAACGCAGTAGCCGCAGTCTCCCAGACTAAAAACCGCTACTACGTTGCAGTGCCTAGTCGAGGCAGCGAAAAGAACGACAAGGTTCTGGTGTTCGATTATTTCCGCAAAGCCTGGTGGGTGTGGTCTGCGCCTTTTGGCGTCTCGTTCATGACTACCGATTTTGACGAGGGAGGAAGAGAGCGGGTCCTTTTCGGTACAAACGACGGACATGTTCAGGTGCTAACAGAGGGAGAGAGTGACGACGGGGAAACGATTTCGGCGCACGCGAAAAGCGCAGCCATGGCTCCTTTTGGAGAAAGAGAAGGCAGCCTTGTTGCGGCACTCGTAGATGTTGAGGACATGGGCGCCACAAACACGCTAACCGTAAACTCGTACACCGACAAAAAAGAGAGCACTGCGCTAGCTAAAACGCTTTCTGTAAACGCAAAACAGGCGACATTCGGGTCATCCTACTGGACCGAGGACACGGGTCAATCAGATCCTAACTGGGCAGACGGGCGGTTTTTAGAGAAAAGAATAAACCAACCCAACGGAACGAGAGGTAACAAGTTTCAGCTTGAGCTCAGCGGAACGTCTCGATGGAAAGCTCGCGCTATAACCTTCCTTGCTCGGATCCTTGAGAGAAGGGGGCGCTAGTGGTTCTCTTGGCGACAATCGAAAAGCGAGTACGAAACCTGGAGCTCAGGGGGAGTAAAAAAAGTTTTCCTTGCGTACATGAAGTGGAGACGGTTCCCCCTGTAGGAGATCTGGCTGACGACATGCAAACTACGCACGCAGATGACTATCGCGTATACGTTGTTCCGCTAAGGCTTCATGGCCATATGACTGTTTTCAGGGTGTCGGCTGTGATCCGAAGCAACGTAACCGATGGGACAACCGCAGAAGCGGGTATGGCGATATACAAGTATAACCCCGGCCCGTTTACGAGTAGCGACCCGATAAAGACATCGGAGCCGTATAGTCTGCGCCGAGTAGCCAAGCTGGGAGCGGCGTCTCACACAGAAACGGCAGACGTAGGCACCCAGACCCCTAGACGGTTCAATGCTGATCTGACCAAGCCTGTCACGCTGGACCCCAGAAGTGGCATCTTTTTTGTGGCGTACACAGCAAACACTTATACCAAGTGGCTTTGCCCTGGATACGGAATGGGTGATAGAGCACGCCGCAAAGGACGAAAAACAGGGTATACTGGGGCCACGGCAAATGATTTTCCGGAAGAATTGACAGTAACCCCCCAAGTGGCGCCCGTGCCTTGGATAGCATTGCGCAGCGCGTTAGGGGTTAGACTGTATGGCGACGTAGAGAACTACGGATAATGAGGTGTAGAAGTGACTGTTGTAACTCATAGTTTTGGTACGGGGCTAATTAAGTCGAGCGAGGTAAATACAAACTTCAATGACTTAACTGCAGCCCTAGATAATATCACGACGACAAACCTGCATGAAAGCGCGGGTATTGTCTCGTCTCAGCTTGCAGACAGATACGGCTTGTCGCCGTGGTCTATTTCGGTGGTCCCTTTCAGCCGAGACACCACCCTGTCAACGGCGGGGACAAATGCCTTGTATGTCTGCGGCACAGCCGACACGGAAATCATTCGCACAACCACAAGGGTTCAAAGCTCTAAAAAGGCTTCTATCGCTTTTATCGAGGTGTATTGCGTAGAAAAGGTTATCGACACAACAGACCCCAAAATCACGATAAAGCTGGATGATATTATTCTTGGAGGCGTAGGGAGGGTCATTACGACTGACCACGTAAACGACGCAAGCGGGTTCCATTATATCTACAATTCAAACCCTGTCTCCAATCCGCTAATCAATTTTGACAACAATCAAACACTAAAAGTCCTCATTGGGGGGCAAGGCAATTCTCCGAAGATTAGAGGCGTAACAGTCACCTTCTGGATTAAAGAAGAATTGGCGTCATAGGGGTATAAGATGGCAACAAATAATCTTGGCGGAACATTGCGCCGAAAAATATATACAACCCCGAAAGTCTTAGAAAGGGTCACGTCCAGGAATAGGCCTGCTTCACATATTGACCAGCCGCGACTTCCGCGAGGGCGAAGGGCGCCAGACTTGGAATCAAACATTCGTGGCCGGATGCCCGCAAGGAGCACAGGGCTAGAGTCGGGAATCAGGAGCCGACTGCCCGGCGCTCAGCAGTTGGCTCCACAGGCGCCAGCGTCTCCTTTAGAAGCAGGCATTCGCAGTCGTTTGCCGGGAGCTCAGCAAACGGCACCACAGTTACCCAAAAGATATCCAGATCCTGCAGGAGCAATCTCCAGAGCAGCAGGGCTTGAGTCAGATCTTCGTAGCCGGATGCCTAAATCCCCGCTAGCCAGAAGACATCCAGATCCTGCGGGTGCCATCTCTGCAGCGCAACCGTCGCCGCCCCCAAGAGCGGGCGCCTGGCAAGGGGGCCAAACTCCGGACACAAGAGCCGCCTGGCAAGCAAGTGAAGGGTTCCATCCTTTTGCTCATATAGCTGCAGATCCGCTTACCTGGGGCGGGAGTGACGCGCAAAAAGAGTTTATATCGGCACCGTTCCCTTGGGAGCGCGCTTCGCCTCTGGCTCCGCTCGCAGAGGGGTTCCTGTCAGCAAAGAGCATGGCTGACCAGATAAGCGCTCAACAGTCAGAAGCCGGGAGGTCTTCTGTAGGAAGCCCTTTTTCCCTAGGTGATGCAGAGGGAGCCCAGCCTTTGCCTGAAGATAGTCCTTTGCGCAATCCTTTGTATTCTACGCCGACAGAACTGCCGCCAGAAGACGAAGAAGCGCTTGCGGATGATAGTCCTCAGACTCCAGAAGAGCTGAAAACAGAGAGAGAAAAAGGAGAAGCGTTTAGAGGCAAGATTAAGGACGGCTACGCAAACATATCGTCAGGCGGGCTCGCTAATTACAGCGAAGAAGACGTATGGGAAGAGGTGAACGCCCTCGTAGAGGCAGGGTCGTTTACCTGGGAAGAGATTAATCGGCTTTACGACGAGTTTGGAATTATACCCATTAGCTCATCAACATTCTCAGGCTCCGACGTGGGTGAGTTTAGTGTTCTTGACGCAACGGGCAATTTCAGAATCTGGGATGACGTAAATGTCCGAGACTACTTCATTGACCAGGAGATTGACTGGAAAGACCTCCTCAATCCCCGGAATGAGCTTGAAAGAGAAAAGGGCGCAGCAATCAGGATTAAGGCTCTGCTAAACAGGGCGGGAATCAATGACGAAGACGTGCTTCATTACAACGACGAGCGGTTTGAACAGATAGATGAAATTGTAGAGAAGGGGTTTACCTCTTATCAGGAACAAGAATGGCTTCTGAAGAACGGGATGTACGTCAACCAGTACGGTCAAGTGGTCGCGCTGGGGGGTGGAGAAGACCCGGAAGACGACGAGATGATTTTCAATCTTGAGCCAAACGAAAAAGGAAGAGAGTTTACTCACGAGCAGCTTGCTCAGGCGCTAGAGCTTGACCCAGCGGAGAGCCTAATGCCTGCCGCCCCTGAGCCGGAAAGCGAAAAAGGAGAGTACGGCTACGAAAAAGGCTCGCCAGAAGACGAGATGATGCGTGCGTTGTTTGAGTCCCCTCTCCCTACTCACTCTGACAGAGACATAGAAGCAGAGAAAGCAGAGATTCGTCAGGCTAACGCGGGCGTTTATCAGGATGCGCTTAGGACTGCGGGATACCAAAACCTAATGATGGGAGGCTCTCCCGAAATGGCTATGGGCGCCCAAGCAGACATGATGCGTCGAGTAGGCACAGCATCTGCGCAACAAGAAATGGCGAGGGAGTTCCAGCTTAGAGATGAGAATTTCCGTATGCAGCTTGCTGACGCAGAACGGAAGTTCAATACGCTAAGAGATATTGCAATGATGCACAGAGAGGACGAGCTTGGTTCTTTGGCTTTTGCTCGGTCGGTCAGAATGGCTGAGTACATGGACGGACTTAAGCGCGATTATCAGACGTGGTATCACAACAACTTCGTGCCTTCTGAGTGGATGCAGGCACTTGGAATGCTTGGCTCGGCGCTCGGCAAAGCAGGCATGGCGTATGCTGGCGGATACGCAGGCGCAGCAGGGGCGGCGGCAGTCAATTAGCTGAATAAGGAGAATTAGGTTATGGCAAGGCAAACAGGGTTAGGTAGTTTTTTTGGTGGTCTGGCTTCAGGGATCAGCTCTGGCGCGGAAAACCTGGGTTCATCATACTGGCGAGGCCAAGAGGCAGGTAAAAGAGAAAAAACAAGAAAGGCTGAGCGAAAAGAGCTTTTAGATATCCAGGAGAAACTCGCCCAGGCTCAAAAAGATGCAAAACTTATGGATCGAGTAACCAGCTCTCTTCCTCCGCGAGCGAGAGCGGGCGTCCTGAAGATGAGCGCAGAAGAACTAAAGTCGCCAGGCGTTTTGGGTCCGCTGGTGAAAGAATCGTGGGCTGAAGAAGACAAGCGCACAAAGAAACTTGCAGATGACGCATGGGATAAGTCGAGTAAGCTAAGAATCAAATTAGCGGGCATGGGGAGAGGAAGACAACTCGACACCCTAATGCAAAGGCTTCCGTTTAATATGGCTACTCGCGAAGCCGATGACCTCAGCAGGTATGCACGTGATGCGCAAAGATATTACGACAAACTGGTTTTAGACTCCAAAACATTGGGAGTCGAGATTGATCCAGGACTGATAGAGAATCAAGGAATCAGGGCAAGAATGCTTAATCAAGCGGCTCAGTTTGTAAGAGCGGCAAGAGTAAATAAAGACCCTAGCGCGGCGCGTGAAGCCGTGTTTGCTATGTTTTTTGCGGAGAACCCGGATAAGCTAGCAGAATATCAAAGCACCCCGTTTAAGGATTACAGTCCCCGTGACCAGGCGGCGGTATCGCAGATTGAAAGGAGATTCGGGTTTAGGTTCCCTGCGCCTGCAAGACAAAGCTCGCCTGCAACACAAGGCTCGCCCAAAATGAGCGAGTCAAGCAAGTACGGGCCTAGCTTCTGGAGGCAATAGCGATGTCAATTCCGCCAGACTTTATACCTGGGGGAGGAGCTCCTTTGCTTCGCCAACCAACTACACCATCGTACAAGCCAACTACACCATCGTACAAGCCGGGTACAGATGTAGACACCGCGTACAATCAGCTTCTTGAGAAGCTAACTCCGGAGCTAGAGGAGGCGGCCAGGTATATTCAGCCTCAGAACCTTCGCGAGGTAGCTAAAAGAATAAACACGATGGATGAACCTTTGCGGCGCCAGGAAAGGTTGCGTGTTCAAAGGTCAATCAGAACCTATAAGGATTTTGACCGCGCAGCAGGCAAGTTGGCTGCGATAGCTAAGAGAGAAAACCGTCCTGACCTTGCTCAAAAAATAAAAGAGGCGCGCAGAAAAGCAGTTCGCGGGGAGCAGAGCCCGATAGAGGTTCTTAAATCGGGAGGAGAGATGCTTTTCAAGGCTCTCGACTGGGATCACCGCAATCTCATCCGTAGCTGGTCTACACCTAAGCGAGAAGGCGACAAGCCGGGAAAGGACGTTGGTGCCGAAGAGTGGATGAAGAGAATCAGAGAGGAAGCAGACAAGGGTGAGTTTCTGCCTAAACTGCTAACCTTAGCGGGAGAGCTTCCGGGGTGGGCGATTGGAACGCCTTTAGGCGGCGCCGTAGCTGCAGCAGGGGCGGCGTCAGATCTCTGGGAAGGAAGGACCCCCACCAAGGAAAACATTTGGAAGACTGTACGCGAGACGCAAAAAGACGTTGCGGATACGGCGATAATGATGGGAACAAGCCCGTCATCATGGCTCAGTCTTGGTACAGCGGGTAGCGCAAAAAACGCTTCTCAAGCAACCTTGCGCGCCACAACAAAGAAGCTGGGCAAAAAGAAAGCGCAAAACTTAGCTGAAGAAGTAGGCGAATTAGCGTCGAGGAAAGCGGGCACTGCAGGGGTGTTCGATGACGTTGTAGACGTATTTGAAAACGCAGGCCTAACTGCAGCCGACGCAAAAAAGATCTTTGGAGATCAAGGAGAGTTTTTCGCTCGCTCTCAGCTAAGAGCTCAGGTTCCGGGTATATTTCCAGGTGCGTCCAAGCTGGGCGTGGACCTGCCGCAGATAACGGGAAAAGAATACGCACTCGGCAAGGCCGCACAAAAAGCGTTTCATTACGGCAAAAAACCTATCGAATCCGTTACCGGAAGCACGATTCGAGAACTGTATGACCCCACAAAAATGCTTACTAAGCAGGCGCGCAAAAGAGCCAAGGGCTTTGCAGGGAAGTTTGAAAAAGAGTTCCTCAATAAATATGAGGAGCTTTCTAAGATTGCCCCCGCAAGTGCTGAACGGCGAGAATGGATAGTCAAAAACGTCATCGACCCCTTTGAGCCTGCAGGAATAAACAAGATTGACCGAGATCTTTTTTACACCAAGGGCGGCAAAGTACGGCGCTTAGACAAGATCGACCCTAACCAGCTTGACGATAAAATGACCCAGCTTCGAGCGCAGATGGTTGAGCAGCTAGAGGACCTAAAGCAGATAGAAGATATTCCTATGCGTCGAGCGAACCGCAAGACGATTGTGCGTGACTATAAAAAGCTAACAAGAGAAGCGCTGAAAGACGACACTCTTCTTCGCCAGCTAGCTCCACAAGAGCAGGCGTGGGTCAAAGGGCTTGACCGGCTTTTCGGTGAGGTTCACGATGCAGCCTCCGCAAGCGGCTACCTAAAGAAAAACCGCATTGCTTGGAATCAATATACTGGACGGTATTTTCCTCGAGACTTCAAGCGGCAATGGGGGGTCCTCGAGGATATTCCTGGAGCAAAATCCGTTCGTCCCGCAGACCCAAGCAAGGCAAGGTCACGACAAGGCGCAGGGCTTGAGCTCGGAATCTCCCCGGAAAAACTTGAAGTAAAAATCCGAGACATGTCAGAGGATATGCTTAAGCGCGGAGAGTCGGCTGAAACGATTGCGCAAAGCACCTTAGACCTGCGTGAACGGATGTACCAGCTTGGCAAGATCAAGGGCGTTGCTGACCCTCATCGTGCTGTGCCCAACTACATTCAGCGTGCAGCGCGGGGTTCCGGAGCAGCGAGGCTTGAGTCGGAAATGCTGAAGACCTTCGGCAAGCCTATCGACAGCAAGCTAAAAACAGGATGGGCGGGCGACTACACAGAGATTGGCAAGACAGGCCAGATGCTGCCTAACGATCTCGCTGATATTATGTATGGCGCCTTCGATAGCTCGTACCAGACATTTAGGAATTGGATGGCTCGTGTGCCGGGAGGAAAAACGCCCGTTGCTCGCGGCGTAATGAAGAGCTTTGAGGTGTATGCTAACCTCACAAACTTCTGGAAAAAGAACGTGCTGGTAACTAGGCCTGGATACCATGTTCTCAATGCGTGGAACGACAGCCTTCAAATGGTGGTTGACGGCAATGCTGGTGCGGCCATGTGGATTGGGCGTGCTAACAAGGTTCTAAGAAAAACTAAAGATGGCAAGAGAACTGGGCAGCTTAAGACTCCAAACAAAACGTATTCCGCAGACGAGCTTGTAGATCTAGCGGAAGAGTACAACATCCCAATTATAGACGCGACAGGGATGGCACGTCTTGAGCAGGTTGGCCTTACCGCAGGTGACTATAAGCGGTTTCAAAGAGTTTCCCAGAAACAACTAAAGCAAGCAGAGAAAGCTGTGCGCAAAAAACACGGCAGGGTAAAAGGGGAAGAGTTCGAGAGCCTTGTCGCTAAAGAGCTCGATGGGCAGATGCCTATGACGGCAGCCCAAAGAAAAGCGCTTCGCAAAGAGACTCTTCTTCGTGAGCCTTTGGAGTTTTCCAAGGACTACACAGGTGCTCTTGGAGGTCTTCCCGCGATTACTGGCGAGTATCTAGCCAAGCAATGGGAAGCGCACGCAAAAATGGGTCACTTTATGTGGCGCCTATCTAAAGGCGACAGCCCCGCGATTGCCGCAAAAAGAACCTTCGATGTGTTGCTTGACTACGCAGATCCTTCACGAATGGTTCAAGTTGGACGATGGTTTTTGCCGTTTGCGACATGGATGATGACTGCGCCAAAGATGACAGGCAGGCTTGTAGCTACTCGCCCCGGCGCCGTAGCAGGTGTGCATAGGTTTTTTGAGGCACAGCAACCAGACGAAAAGGGTCCTCGTCCAGGCAGCTACGTGGCGGCTTCATCGCCCTACTATCATCTCGGAGACACCGGCAAGCGTGCCCTTGGAACCGCGAGAGAGATGGTTCGTACTGCTATATCTCCTATCACAGGCGAAGATCCGGCAAAGATAAAAGGCACGGGAGTTGGGCCAGGGCTAGGCGCCGTGATGCGACCAAGAGAGCCGTTTGGCGAGTCAATGACACTGCCGCTTGATCTTTTCGGCATCTCAAATCTAGCACAGGGAAGAGGACCCAGACCTAAGTTTGAAACACTTGTTGGAAGCATGGCGCCATTGCCTAAATTCCTTGCTGAGCAAGTGTGGGAAAAAGAAGCACTCACCGGCAAGGCTCTACAGAGGGCAACCCCTTTAGGCATGTTTCCTTCAAAAATGCCAGTAGTCCCTGAGGCGCTCAGGACCGCACCCCCGCCAATGAAGAAAGGACAGTACGTAGAAGAGACGCCTTGGCTTACTCGATATGTGCTGCCCATGATGATGTCCCCAGCCCAAATACAGCTTTCAAATATGTACCTGTATGGAAAAGGAGGAGGAGAAGAGGGTGCTGCTCCTATCTCGACAATCGGGCGTTACAGGCAGTATACTCCTAGTGGACAGGCGGGGAATGTGTTTGCACAGCAAATTCTTAACCAGACTTTAGGGCTACCGGCGTACACGGTATCTCCTATGGATGTGCCTTACGAACAGGCGAGGGCTTTGCGAGACGCATATAGCTCGGTTCGACAGGCTTTGTTAGACGCAGAAAAGATGCGTCGTGCGCGAAAGCGACTGAGGTAATGAATGGCAACTACAACGAGAGATGGCACGCAGATCGGCTACGGCACTGTCATCAAAAAAACAGGGTTTACTAACGGAGATGTTGAGGTATCGCAGAAATTTGTCGATGACAGAGCTGCGTTGAGGACAATGTATAGTATCCGCAGTGATCTTAGTGGCTCCTATAAAATCGAAAAAATGATGCGAGGCAGTGGCACGTGGATGACCATTGCTGAAAAGCCTCATACGGGTTCCGCTACAGCTATGTCCGAGTATTTGATTGATGACTATTGCCTTGGTCTAAGCAGGATCACTTTTACAGTGTCTGATTCAGGCGCTACGACTACCAGTTATTTAGAGATCGAAGCGCGGTCGCTTCCGAGGACTTAATTATGGCACTCATCAAGCATAGCGGTATTGCGGATTTTAGCGATCAAGACCTACAAAACGTCCAGAAAATAAGCCTAAAAGAAATTGCTTCTGACGACAGCACTAGTGTCAAGATAGACCTAGGAAGCGACTCCGGTGACGACTTTATTGTTGATACCGATAAGTTGGTTGTCGAAGGTGACACGGGGAATGTGGGCGTGGGCACTGCGACACCTACGTCAAAACTGCACGTCAACGGCGCTGCAGTGGTGGAAGGCAATCTAACTGTCAACGGCACCACAACCACGATAAGCACAACCAATACCGTGGTCGAAGACAAGCTGATTGAGCTAGCTAACGGAACAAGCGGAACACCGAGCGGTGATGCTGGGCTTATCATTGAGCGCGGAAGTTCAGACAACGCGGGCATTATCTGGGATGAGTCCCGTGATGAGTTTGTCCTCGGAACGACAGCAGCTACGGGCGCAAGCTCAGGCGATCTTACAGTAACACGCGGAAACGTAAGCGTGGCAAAACTTGGTGCGGGCACCGAGCAGGCTGCGACAGAAGTTCACGCCGTCAGAGATGTTTCTACCGGGAGCAAATCAACCACTGCCCCAATTATTGCCGAGGACGATGCTCGGCCCTCAATCCAGCTATCTGGTTCGGCCAACAATATTGGACTAATTCAATTTGGCGACGACGCAGCCGCAGCAGCAGGCCAGGTTTACTATGACCACAGCACCGATAAACTTAGGATTGATGCTGGCGGAAATGCTGATCGGCTAACAGTAGATGCAAATGGCGATGTCGCTGTCTTCCGTAACCTAGATGTAGATGGCACCTTAGAAGCGGATGCAATTACGGTAGATGGGACTGCGCTTGCGACAGTTATTGCGGGGACAACCGTAACTACAGCAACTAACGCCACAAACAGCTCCCATGTCCTTGTCACCGACAACGAATCTACGGACGAAGAAAACCTAATCGCCTTCGTAGAAGGGGCAACCTCCTCTACTGGAAATGTCGGCCTAGAAATGGACGGCAATCTCACATACAATCCTTCGTCAGGAGCCGTTACAGCCGCCGTATTTAAGGGGGACATTGACGCAGTAGATGGTGATTTTGATGGCACTCTTGAGGCTGACGCTATCACTGTTGGCGGAGTGGCGTTAGCTACTGTGATTGCAGGAACGACGGTTACAACCGCTACCAATGCTACAAACAGCTCTCACGTATTGGTTACTGATAACGAAGCCACTAACGAAGAAAACCTGATTGCGTTTGTTGAGGGGGCGACTTCTACAACCGGAAACGTCGGTTTAGAGATGGACGGCAACCTTACTTATAACCCATCTTCTGGAACTATTACGGCAGCTGTATTCAAAGGGGATATTGATGCGGTAGACGGAGATTTCGACGGCACCCTAGAGTGTGATGCGCTGTCTATTGACGGCACCACTATCACAGCAACCGCCGCAGAACTGAATTACGTAGACGGAGTAACGAGCGCAATTCAGACGCAGTTAGACAGCAAAGGCGCTACCGCTGGCTCTGGCTCTATAGTCACAACAGGAGCACTTGATAGCGGTTCTATCACAAGCGGGTTTGGCACTATAAACAATGGATCTAGCGCAATTACTACCACTGGAACAGTAAGCTCTGGAGCATTAGCGATTGGAGGCACAGCAACCTTAGCAGAAGCAAAATCTCTAAGTATTGGAACTCCGCTTTTGCCGACTACAGATAATACCTCGACAGGGCTAACAGCAGAGATGCTAGCAGGCGGAGCAATCGGAGCGTTTGAAACTGTTTGTATTCACACTGTAACCGGAGAGGTTGTTATTTCCGACTCAGACGCTATTGGCACAATGCCCGTAATTGGCATCGCTCCTGCTGCTTTCAACGACACAGAAACAGGCACAATTCTTTTGCAGGGATTTATTCGGCACGACTCATGGAACTGGACGATTGGTGGGCTTCTTTATGCTTCCGGTGCGACGCCTGGTGCAATGACACAAACTGTTCCGACTGGAACCGGCGACCTTGTTCAGGTCGTTGGTGTAGCCCTTTCAGATGATGTTGTTTATTTCAATCCATCTTTGACTATGGTTGAGGTCGCCTAATGGCCGATATTGGAAAGGTTAACGATGTTGCAGCTGCTAATATCGCCAAGGTCAACCATGTAGCTAAAGCAAACATTGCAAAAATTGACGGAACAGACATGCCTTCTGGCGGCATTCCCGCCTCTATTTCTGCGAAGGACAACCTTGTTCACTGGTGGAAGATGAATGACGGGTCAACTACCACAGCAACGGATTACGGGCTAAACGCATCTGCTGGGGTTACTGACCTAACCCTTGATGGCGTTTCTTCGGTTAGCGGAGGGCCTTCTGAAATCGGTACGCCTAGCGTTATTTCTTTTGACGGAGTTAACGATGTGGCCTGGGTAAAAACTGTAGATTCAGGCGGCACAAATTCTGTAATAGGAAATCTGTTTGATGAATCGCATGGCGCAGGCTTTACGCTTTCAATGTGGATCAAAGACGACCAAAGTAGCCACGCTAACTATACGACTTATTACACCGCAGCAACGAGCAATTCTTGGAACGACGGGTTTGGAACATATTTTTGGTCGAACACAACTCTCAATTTTTGGTTTAATCCGTTGTGGAACGGGTACAGGACGAGTGAAGCAAACACTATTCCTCATACTGGGTGGAGAAATTTAGTTGCGACATTTCCCGATAAAGACACCACGGGTCGATACTACAAAATTTACTACGACGGCACAGAAGTGGCTTCTTATGGCTCTCATAGCTCTACAAGCCCCAGCACTCTTATTGGGTCTACAGCAGACGCAAAACTATCTTTCGCTTCTTATGTTAGGCCTGACGGAACCTCCGGTGGTCATGCGGAAATAATTCTTAGCGATATTCGTCTTTATAATAAAATCTTATCTACAAGCGAGATCAGTGATATTGCGTCGGGGGATTGGACATGAGTATTGGGTATATTGTTAAAGACTTTGATAATATTCCTGTCGAAGGAAGAATAAATATCCGGATATCTTATGATAAAACCCGAATAATAGAAAAAATTGAGATCGCATTAGACGGGCTTGGTTTGCTGTCCCGAGACACCCTAAAGACACTCGCGGAATCTATGGCGATTACTGTCTCTGAAAACGACACGGAAGAAACTATTATTGCGGAAGTTAACAACACAGTTAAAACGCATGAAGAAATAAAAACGCATATTGCAGAAAACAATGAGCTTTGGAATCCTGAACCGGGAACTTATGAGCAAGTTTTATAATGCCTAGTTTTGGAAAAAGCAGCCGACGCAAACTAGATAGCTGTCACCCTGTGCTAATCAAGTTGTTTGAAGAGGTTGTCCGTCACTACGATTGTTCTGTTATCGAGGGCTATCGCACGCCTGAGCGCCAGAAAGAATTGGTAGAGCAGGGATTTAGCAAAACACTGAAAAGCCTTCATGCAAAATCACCTAGCCACGCTGTAGACGTAATTCCTTACCCGTTCAAATCGTCCGACTGGACGAACACAAAAAGGTTTTATCACTTCCAGGGTTTCGTAAAAGCCACCTTTATTCAGATGGTAAACGACGGTCGAATAGAAGATGTCTGGGAGCTTAGGTGCGGCTTAGATTGGGACGGAGACAATGATCTTGATGATCAAACCTTCCTTGATGGACCGCACTTTGAGATCAGGGCGCAATAGCTCCTAGCAGTTTTGCCGCTGCACCGCCCGACAAAGCTCCGGAACCAATAACAAGAACAATAATCTTGAAAATAGTCGTTTTGAAGCTGTCCGCCATCTCTTTGAGTTCTGCGATTTCTTTTTGAATAGCAACCAAAGAACCCTCGCATGTTGAGATCTTGCGGACAATTCCCTCGTTACCGTCCTGTCCGTACAGAGATTTTCTTAGCTCAGAAACGCGCTCCTCAACGGCTTCCATTTGCGCTTCAATACGAACCAGCCCCTGGGACTGCGCGGCAAACTGCTGTACGGTTGTGGTCATCGTCGCGGTTAGTGTCTCCATTTGTGCGCTCAGTTTTCCGATACTCACGGAAGTTTCTCGATCTGTCATGATGCTTACTCGCCTCTCTTTTGCTCGCAAGTTCGGTCAGTCTTTTGAGCTCCTCAGCTACGCCGACAAGGTTCGTCAGTGTAGCGTCCATGTCCGATAGCGTCTCCACGTCGCTTTTCCGTTCGGACCAATTCAAATATGACGCAACAGTCATCCATTCTCCCGATCTCCTTGCAAAAACCGCTGTTTGCTCGGTAACTCGGCCCCTTTTTAGCCACTCTCGCAACTGAGTAGGACCAGTGCAATCGTAGTTCTCCGCGCTGCCTGCTGGCGCATAGATAACCACGTTTAAAGGGCAGTCAGGTTGCTTCATCGACCTAAGAATACGCCAAGAGTCACGCCCAGGCCAAGTCCTAGTGTTGCGACCAGACCTAGAAGCGTTGCATCTTGTTTCCAGTCTGCGTTTTTAGGCTGAGGAAATGGAGGGATAACCAGGTTGTTGACCACGGTAGATGTCCGGATGCGAAGTTTCTCCATGCACCCTTCAAGGTGAGCACGTGTTTCACGAGCTCTGCCTTCCCAGGTCACTCCTGCATCATAAAGCTCGGCTTCACAGACCGTCATTTCTCGAGGTCCCCCGCAAGCAGATTGCGCGATAGCGGATACAGGCAGTGCAGCAAGCAGAGCTGCAGCAAACGCGGCTTCTTTTACCATTCCTGTCGCGTCCTCGATAAGAACGAAATGGGGTCTTTGTTCTTCTTTCGCCGCAACGTAGTACGTTTTATCTTCTGGACTTTGGAAGAAACCTTTTTGTTTATCGCTGCATCCTTGCGTTCGATTTCGGCTGTGAGCATCTCCGCATACCGGCGCTGGCGATTGTGTTCCGTGATTCGCCCTTGCCCGGTAAATGCCTTCTTCATAGCCAAAAACCCTGCGCCCAGTCCTGCAAGGCCTATCATCACGCCCCACCACACGCTATTTCTCCGCACCATCATCGTCGAGCACTTCTTCTTTTTCTACGATCTCTGTCTCCAGCAATGCAGGCCGCACCTTTGCATCCACGTAGCCTTGCGTGCCTATAAGCCCGGCGCCCGCTGCGCCCGTAGTTCCGCCCAGGATCGTCACAAGACTCTGAAGAACGTCAGGTGTTGTCCGCCAAAGGATACCCATCGCAATCAGGCTTGTCGTCATTATTACTAAAATCAGAAAGGCGAGAAATTTTTTGCTTTGATACCATTTCTTTTCGATTTCTTTCATAAAGCTATTCTACCAGAGAGTTGAGTATATCCACCACTCTTCGCCTCTCCAGTCCGCGAAAACCCGCGTCATCATTGGTGATGTTTGCGCGATCTCTGGATGATAGCTCGGGCTTTTTGTGCTCCGGCTCCTTGTACGGCGCCCCGCCACACCTATCTCTGGGTCCATCCTTGCACAATCCGCACACGTAGCCCTCTGGCGGATTGTCTGGGGTAGTGTAGTGCAGTCCCATAACCAGGCTGCCGTTCAACAGGCACCCCTCTGGCACTACGCCTAGTTTTTTCGCTACAGTGAGCTGCTTGTCTCGTGCGTCAGCTTCTAAGAAATCAAAATAGTGGCTCATTTTGGCTCGCAATACGCAGTCAGGTGGCGCCAAGAGCTGCCTGAAGTAGCCCTAAACTCGCGGGTTTCGCAAAAAGTTTCACATTTAGGGCAGTATCTCTTCCCTTGCTCCATTTGTTCCTGGATAAGCTCAACCGGCAACTTGTATTGCTTGCTGAGCTTTCGGTAATAACCGGGATACTGCACCTCTCCCTTCAGCGCTCGCTTTACAAACGATATATCGCACCCATGCCGTTTGGCTATCCTTGTCGCGGACAGCTCGGGATCATAAGAGCGCGTATGCAGAATCTTGGCGATTAGTTTATTGTGTTCCTGTAATGGCGTCATACGTCTCCTTCGTCACCGGATGTAGATACTGTTCCGTTACATCCGTACTCGAATGTCCAAGTAATACAGAAATGTTTTTTTTGGGCAACCCTTGAGCCAGCCATAGAGACGCACGACTGTGGCGAAACTGATGAGGAGTGAAACTAGTCAGTCCTGCGCGCTTACAAGCCCTCTTTAGTACCTTGCGCACAGTCTCTGTGTGAGGGAGATCGGACAAGCTCACCTTGCGCAGAGCTTCTCTTGCCTCTGGGCCTATCTCGACCTCTCTTCCTCGTGCGTTCTTCGTCCTCTCTTCGCCACAGCGCACGTGCAGGATAGACTCGTGAATATCCTGCAAGCGAACACGGTACAACTCTTCGATGCGTAATCCCGTATGCCATAAAGCTAAGCATATGTTTCGGTAAACTGGGCGCCGAAAAGATAACCGGTCAAGCTCAGAGCGGGTAATGACATGCACGTAGTCTTTTGTGCGCGCACTCTTCTTTGGCCCTTGAATGCCTTCGGCTGGGTTTGAGCTTATCCATCCCTTGCTGACGCAGAATCTAAAAAAAGTCCTCATCTTGGTAAGCTCGTCTCCAGCTGTTGTGGGACTGACCTGTACGTTTCGGGTCGCAATGTATTTTTCGACGGCGCCCCTGTCTATGGCAGACAAATGAGAGCTTGATACTTGCGCCAGAAAATTCGCGGCTAATCTTTTTTTTGTGGCGATAACTTTCGCCTTGTTCTTGTTTACCTCTTCGCTGGCTTGAATCCAAAGAGAGAAGGCTTGCGCGATACTTATGCTTTTCCTCGCTTTGAACTTGTCCGCAAACGCTTCGAACGTGTTATTGACTACCGCTATGTCGCACTCTGCTGCCATCTGCATTGCAGACTGCTGCATAGTAATGCCTCTAAGGTACAACTGTCTCTTGCGACCATTGACTTCTCTAATGATGTAAAACTTCCCGTCTAGTTCCCAGAGTGTTGGGATAACCGCTTCTGCTTTTTTGCCTCTGATTTTCATTGTGCCTCCTACAGCCAGCCCTAATGCCACGTAAAATCTTTGCTTTGTGTTTCGTCTGTTTGCTCTTCTTCGATGAACACGAACTCGTTTGTCAAGCTCCGCGCCACGATAGCTCTTAGTGTAGCGATTGCGCAGTCTACCTCCTTCTGGTCTATCTCTTTTTTCTCTAGCGTTACTTCGATAGCGTGCATGAGCTTTATCGTGCTCATTGCTTTTTGCATAATCTCTTGGTTGTTCGTAGCTGCAATGCTGGTCAGCGCTTTTTCAATCTGTTCGTTGCTTTCGCACTTAAGGTTGAAGGCCGCTTCCTTGTCCCAGTCTTCGTGGGAAAATGAATCCTTTGGTTTTTTGTTGTCGTCACTCATAGCAATACTCCTTGTTTGCAACGCTTGGCGATCACCTCGCACCAGCGCTTGTCTTTTTCGATTGTTACACATTTCCGCTTCAGGTCCTTGCAGGCTCTTGCTGTAGTGCCTGTGCCTCCGAACGGATCTAAAATCAAATCACCTTCGTCAGTGAAAAGAGAAATAAGTTTCTTCACCAAAGCCAGAGGCTTCGGGGTGCCGTGGTCGAAGCGCTCTGAAAATCCTTTAGCAATCGGGTACTGCAGCAGATTCCCACTGCCTCCCCCGTTCCATTTCATTTTCGTGTGAGAGTGCGTGACTGTGATCGCTTCGAGGTGGGCGGCAGGCCTGTCCCCGGTCAACTGAGGTTGCGCGTTTTGTTTATGCCAAAACATTGTACGCACGTTTCGGTGGTGCATTTTCTCATCACGCATATTTACGTAGCTCGGCGCCTCAGCAATCGCCTGCTGCCACAGACTCGCGCTCTCGCAGTCGCTAAAGATAAGCGCCCAGCGCTTGATTACGGGGAGTATCTCCCAGAATCGACACTGAAAGCCTTCGTGCATTGGGCCAAAACCTAAATCGCGAAACGTAAACTCGCCGGTTTTAGTGCTCGTCTCGTGATTTTCCTCCCATTTTGTTGGTGTGACGACCGCTCGGCTATGCACGCTTGGTGCGTAAGGAGGGTCGGTTATCAGGTGATCAACTGAAGGAAGGCGCTCTGAAAATCCCCAGTCCTGATTGAAGTTGCCCATGAGCTCAAAACTGTCATGCCAAAAGACAGTCACAAATTCGTCCTCGTAAAAAGGCTCAGCTAACAGGCCGCTCATGCTAAAACCGCTCCATAGTGTTTTATTATTTCTGCCCACTGTTCGACAGTGGTTGAGTCCTCTGGATAATCTTCCTGCGCCCAGTCAAACCAGCGCTTGCCAGCCTCCGAAAAGAAACTTACTCCCTCCGGGCTTTCAGGCTGCAGGCCTGCCTCCAAAGCTGTTCTTATCTCGTGTAGCTGGTCTAACGTGGGGTCAAAACGGCCCCCAAACCAATGAGCTTTTGAGCGACCCTGGGAACACCACGTTTCATATATCGCTTTCATCGACTTGCCCTCAGTCGCTTCTCGAACTCGGCCTTGATCCATCGCGCCTCGGCATCATCCGTAGCGTAAATGTCTCCCTTGCGAATGCTTGGTGGACACCTCACCCTGCCTTGCGAAATGTCCCTGATCAATTTCCACCAGATAGATGCTTTGTAGGCAGGTGTTTTAGGCTCGTGGCTATTATCAGGGGGCTCCGGGCTAGGCCCTCTCCCCAGTCCTTCTTCTCTGTATTGCTTCAAAAAATCCCTGTAACCAGGAGGATCAGCCTCCTCTGCCTTGGTAAAGCCTCCACCTCCGGAGACAATCCCTAAAAACTTATTCAAAGAATCAGGCGGCCAATCCTGGCTATTGATAACTTTGCTGACTGCCTGACGAATCTGTGTCGTTGGGTAGTCTTTTAGCGCAAACACCCAAATACCCAGGGCTGCCTCGCTAATCATTGTGGCCCGAGGAAACGCGCTATACATGCCCACCACCAGGCGCGACACTTCTGTTTCTTTTTTTGTCTTAGTCACGCGCTTCTCCTTCTTCAAACATGAACTGAGCCAATCCCTTTACGTGGTCCGCTTCCTTCGATAGCGCGGCGCCAGCGTCAACCCACTTGGAAAAGTGTGACGGTCTAAGCAGATACTCTACCGAGAAGTTTTTTCGCTTCGTATGGTACTCGTCGCGAGACAAAGCGCGAATTGCCAGTCGCCAAGACTCAATCTCCGGCACCTCCTTGTATCGCGCCATAATACTGGTCTTACGCTTCTCGCTCTTTGTTCCCATGCGGGCTACGTTCGCAGGCATCTCTTCGTCCCAGATTCGAGCAATCACCGGAACAATGTCCGCTGCGCCCGAGTCTGCGCTCTGGGCAGATGACTTACGGGTCCGCTTCACCGCTTGTCGCAGGATTTTGCGGACATGTTGACTAAACGTGTACTGCTCCTCCTGTGCCTTCTCCTTGGCCAACTCGTAGTGCGCGTTCAGATCCTCTCTCAAATCCTTGCGCATTTTGATGTAGATATTGTGGTCGTAACTCATGGCTACGTAAGTAATCACCCCATCTTCCTTGTGTCAATACCTGGTAGATACCTAGTATATACAATAGCTGTTTTAGGGGCATTCCGGAAAACAGTGTCAAGTGATTTCTGTTCTCAGGGAAGCTAGGAATATCAGGCAGTTAGGGAAGGGTTGACAGCGCTCCAGATCGAGGTCATGTTCTCAATGGGAGCACTGTCAAACCAGATTAATCCTCACTATGTTCGGATTGCTTGTTCTCTTCTCTTCTTAATTGATCTTAAAAAGGAAATGAATCAGACGAGCTTGCCTCGTCATTGCCGTCAGGGGTCCGTTCAACATGGCTCTCTTCCGAGTAGTCTCGCGGCACAAAGCTCCAGCTTTTGAGCTGTACGTAAACCTTTGTTTTTTTCCTTCCTTCGGAGTCAGCGTATTTTTTGGCGCGGAGCTCTCCCGAAACACTGATGACCGAGCCGTCCTTGAAATACTTTCTTAGCTGAGTTGCGGGCTGCTTGAATTCGGAATCCCAAGCCTCCCAGGGGATATATTCATATTCTGCGTCCGCATAAGGCTTTTTTCGTATTTGAAATTTAACCCCTTTGCTGTTCGCGTCGTTGAATTTGCTGAAGTAGATGTTGCCTGTTTGCTTTACGTCATCCATTATTGTTGTGCCTCCATTGCCTGGTTAAGTGAGTCACTCAGGTGGCCGATCCCTGCCTTGAGTGTCTCCACGTTATTGATGTCGCTAAAATCCTTTAGCAGCTTATCTGTCTCAGGCTGACCAATTTTGTCGGACAGCTTTATTGTGAGACGGTCAAATATAATACGCGCTTCGAGGAGGTCTGCGGCATCCTCAAAATGCTGCACCTCGTTGAAATGCTGTGCGGTGAACCCGGCGTCATTCAGAATGGCCTTCATGGGGCCTTCCTTAAGCTCCTCCTTGCACGCGGCTAATCGAGCACGTGCTCGCTCAACACGCTCGTTCATTCCTTTCTTTGTTGTCTTGCCATTCGTGCGTGGTGTCTTTTTGGGGGCCACCGGCTTGTCCGCTCCCGCTCCGTTGACGGGCTTGGCAGGCAAAGGGTTCTTCGGTGCCGGAGCAGCCTTAGTCCGCTTCTTGGCTGTAGACTTCTTCTTACGCTGATTGCTTTGATAATCTTGCGCGTCAATATCGTGCCGCTTATCCGGATCATCTTCCTCGCGTGGTGACATCATAAGGCTTCGGGTCAAGTATTTCAGGGCATAGCTATCGCTCTTGCCTACGTCTTGTTCTCTGCCTACAGGGATAGCGTAAAAGATCTCTTCCTTGTATCCGCTCTGACTGTCCCCAATCCTTAAAGCAATCTCCCAGTGTTTCTCGGGCTGGTCGATGCCGTTCTTATCTGTAACCATCTTGACGATCTCTTTGCTGTCAGTCGTAAAGAGCGTCAGTCCTGCATCATTGAGAGCGCTGCGCCCCTTCTCCAAAAACTGATCTACATTTGCGTATTTTTTGTTTGTGAAGTTGTTCATCAGGTCGTTTACGACAGACTTCATTCGCGTTTGCGCGGTGGTTAGCTTTTTATAGAAAGCCCCCCTGTCTTTTAGTTGCTGTTCAGCAATCTTTACAGCCTCTTTTCCATCAAGCCCTGCTGCCAGTAGCTCTATTATGATTGCACTTCTATTCATCATTTTTCTCCTCAAACATTTTTACTCGAAGGGTGCGACGACCGTTCTTCGAGAACTTATTGGTTGCGCGGCCTATGCTGCACTCTACTGCATCATGTTCCGCAATTAGAATGCGTAGAGCATTCTCGATTGTAAGGCGATTCTCTTTTGCTTCTTTTTCGTGCGCATTGAAAACTTGCCTATGCCTAATTAACTCGCACGCATCCTCTGTCACTAGCGTATTACCGTTAGAGGCTTTCCATTTCTTGCTATAGAACTGTCGCACAACATCTTCAGGTCCTGGTGGCGGGTCCTCCCTGGCTACTACTAGCTCCCAGACATCCCCGCAGATTTTGAATAATTCAAGCTCGAACTCACGGTCCCGCTCTAGGTGATACGTTTTTACTGTTGAACCAATAAACGCAAAGACCCATGCCTCGTCCCGCTCGTGAACTGCCATTTGTGTAGCCACTTGAGCTTGAACCAAGAAAGGAACACCATCCCATCCATCGTCCTCAGAGCCCCAGTCTAAATGCGGGCCAATGCCGACCAGCTTCGCCTCTACTACGCAGGGCACACCATTGGGACCAACACCCAAAGCGTCTGTTGTGGCAAAAATGAAGTCGAGATCAGGGTGGGTCTTCGTCTCAGGCTCAACGGTAGAAATCTCAACACCCGCCTTTTTTGCGCCCGTCTCAATAATAAAAGGCTCTAGCGTATTGCCATTCTCAGTGCTCTCGTTACCCTCGAAAGGCTTTACGTAGGGCTCTTCAGGCTTTTCTCTTTCGTCTCGTTTTCGCAGGTATGTTTTTCTGCATCCGTGGTATATGCGTCCGGTTTCTGAGGCTCCCCATCCGGAACCTCGGTCATAACTTGTGTCAAATCCCATTTCTTTTTTTCCTTCAGCCACGGTTCAATAACTGCGCGGAAATCGCTCCAGTCCATCACGACAAATGGCTGCTGACGGTTATCGCGTATGACTGCGACAGGATATGTCACACCGGCACAATCTTTTTTAGCCTGCGATAATGCTGCTCTAGGATTAGGGAGCTTACCTGTCTTAACTTCGATGTGTAGGCCAGGAACCCCCACAACATCTGGCACCTCAGCGCCTCCTCCCCGTGACTGCAGTCCGCGCTTCACGTCTGTTAGCCACGGGAAGGATTCCTTTATCTCGTTCGCGGTTTTGCGCTCCCCGCGCTTTCCTTTGTCTCTGCTAAACTTTCCCACTACAGGTCGGTTATATCGTAAACCTCTTGGATTTCACTAGCCCCAACGCTCGGTTCAGCTTGCTCTTGCTCTTCCTTCTGGCCTGACGACAATGGCGGAAGCTCGAACGCACGTTCATAGCGCTCCATGCCTTGTTGGAGAATCTTCCGGCACAGAGATGAGTCAGTCATACGCCTGCCAAATTCGTCCTCGCCTATCGTCTTGACCAGTCGCTTCAAGCGCTCCCAATCGCGGGGCTGCAGACCTATGCTACGCCATACGATTGCCTTGTCAGGCTCAAGACTGGGCCTGCCTAGCTTCTTGCTTAGCAGTTCTTTTCTTGTTCTTGGTATCGCCATTAGAAATCTATCCCCGGACCAAAGTCCTTTTCTATTAGATCCGCTTCTCCGTCTTGAGAGCCAGCATCGAGCCTTATTCCGGGCTCTTTTTTCTCGGGCGTTGCTACGCTTTCGAGAATCCTCCGTGCTTCCTCTTCACTGTCAGCGTCGATTGCCACTTGAGCAAAAAACTTTACGTCAAATATGTATCTCATCTGTTTTCCACCTTCAGTAGTGAGTGAATGCCCTTAAGCAGGTCAATCGCCTCGCCCGTGTCTACGTATCCTTGTGACTCGGTTTCCTCTAGGAATGTCTCTATGGCGCTTATCGCCGCGCCCCTGATCTTCCGTCCGTTCTCCAGGAAATGCTTGAACGGCTGAGAGATCTCGCAGTTCTCGCACATTGCATAGCTTTCCCCGTCCCACTGTGGGCTTGTGGTGGCAGCGCTCCGGATACCTTCGCCCGTGCTTTCAGCGCGCACACGCACGGTAACTTTCGCCTCCACCAAGAATGGCCCGGTAGACCCGCATTCAGGGCACCTCATGACTGCACCTTCGCACGGTAGAGTTTTACTATTGAGGCTATCGTATCCCTCAGACCACTGTCATCGCTGTCACCAAAGGCGTGAAGAGCAAACCCTATCTGCTCCAGTGTTCGCGCCATTGCAGGCGCATTAGCGATAAGCTGAGCGGTTTCTTTCTGCCCTTGGATGTCCATCATCTTAGCGATGCGGCAAAACCCCTCTCCAAACTCATCGCCCTCTTTTATTATCCACCTGTTATCATGAAGCGGATGTAGCCCGCCTTTTTCAGGGCAAGGAGCAACTCTCCAGGGTCCAGGGACTGTTTTCTTTCTACTCATTTTGCATGCCTCCTAAAGCATTCAGTTTTTTTCGCCGCACAAACGCACGGTATCGGGGAGACTAGTCTATTCTGCAAATATATGCAATGTGGAAAAAGAGAATAAAAAAAGAAGGGAAAAGACAAAGAAAAACAAGGGGTAAAACTGAGGGTTAAGCCGCTATAAATAAGCCCGTAAACCAAGGGTTAACCGCTCAAAAAGTAGGCACAAAAAAGCCCGATCCAGCGTTAGCCAGACCGGGCGGTGGTTTATTCGAGG